TTTCGGGATCTCCATCCCCTACGCCTACAAGCTTCGCGAGAAGGCCGCAGGGAAGTCCGAGGCCGACGCGCGCGAGTGGAACGCCGCCCTCCTCAGCAACGAGGAGACCACAGCACTCTTCGATGACTTCAAGACAGAGGACAAAGACCCCATCGACGATATCCTCGACTCACGGGCCACGGACTACGGTACCTTCGCCGATAACTCCCGCCTCGCCCAAGCCCTCAAACGCGCCATGGCCGACCACGCCTCAGACCACGGCCGCACCTTCGCCGACGACCAATGGGAAGCCCTCGAGATGATCGCCAGCAAGATGTCCCGTATCGTCAACGGCAACCCCGACAAGGTCGACAACTGGGACGATATCGCCGGCTACGCCAAGCTCATCTCCGACCGGCTGCGGGGGACCCCACGATGAACCGCAAAGACACCCTCCTCGCCCTCCACGAGGCCAACATGGCCCTCCAAGGGCTCACCCTCGAGCTCACAGGAGGCTATAACCACGAGCCACGGACCAAGGCCCTCCGGCCGCTGGTCGAGGACGCCCTCGCCGCTGAGAGCATGGTACGCGCCATCCTGAACCAAGAAGGCTACTACGAGAGGGAGACCGCAACATGCTAGTCCCCGCGATCAACTCGACCGACGACCCGCCCATCCCGATCCACGACCTCCAGCTCCGGGAGTACATCTTCGCGCTGCGCCGACGCATCGAAGTCCAAAACGTCCTCCTCGAGTCCCTCGCAGAGGAAGTCAAAGGGCTCAAACAGGAACGCGACGGGCTGTCCTCGCACATCGAGCGACTGCTGCTCGATTTGCATTGGCTCGACGCCAAGCGCAACATCAGGGAATGAACGACATGGACGACCTAAGCCTCGAGGAACCGGACCGCGCCCCACTCGTGCAGATGATCACCCTCACGATCAACGGCACACGCTACGGGCTCGTCGGGCCCGTGGTCGTCGTCCCCGGGCTCACCACAGGCCTCCTCGAGGTCGATATCTCCGAAATCGAATTCGGCGAAATCATGACCGGCCGCACGGCCGCCCGTATGCTCGAAGGGGACTTCAAGAAGGCCATGGGCGCCGGCGTCCAGTAAAGCTCAGGTTTCCCGCGGCGCTCCTCCAGACCCCAAGCCATCACCTGCCGCGGACCCCGGGTCGAAAGACCCGGGGGTTTTTCTAGGCTGCGTTAGCCCGCTTCAGCGACACCGGCTCCAAGTTCTCGATCCGGTTGTTACGGCGATCCCCATCCCGGTGCCGTAACTGGAACGTGGGCCATTCGCCGTGGCTCAAGAACCACGCGATCTTGTGAACCGAACACATCCTGCCGCGAATACTGGCCTTGTACCCACCATAACCATCGGGGGTGCAGAGGGTGGCGTAGGTCGTTTTACGGTAGACCTCCCCCGTGTTCGGATCGTAGGCGTACCACCTGTCAATATGTTCAAGGTCAACTTGCTTCATTTGTTCACCATGGACCATGGACCACGGGGCAATATACCAGTCCGGTCAATGAAAAGTATACAAAAGTGCCCGAAACACGCCGGCAGTAGAACCCCAGAGGGGTCTAGTGAATTTTTTTTCAAAAATTTTTAAAATTCACCGTAATGCCGTAATAGGCGTAAGAAGGTTTGTAGATCAACGTGTTAGAGCTACACGGAGACTTACGGAGGTTCAATAGGGGTAATTTCTCTGGGGTGCGCGCGCGGGTCGTTTTTCTGAAATGAAAAACTAGTAGACCCCTCTGAGGTTCTACTACCGCGGCCTCTAGCCCCTAGACGATCCCGAATTGCTCGGAGTAGACTAGTGGCATGTTAAGAGTTGATTCGGGCATTCCGATCCCCGCCGAAGCCCAGCGGGAGAAGTACCCCTTCCCTGTCATGGCCGTGGGGGACAGTTTCCTGTTAGCCGATGCTGAGTCGGCCAAGAACGCCCGGAGCGCCGCGTGGATGTTCTCCAAGCGCCACGGGACGAAGTTCTCGTGCCGGAAGGTCGAGGACGGCTGGCGGGTCTGGAGGGTCGCGTGAAACTGCGCAGCAAGGCCGACAAGGAGTTCAGCAAGAAGATGGGCAGGGGTATCCAGCCCCAGACGCTGGAGAAGCTGGCACGGCCCGTAAAGCCCCATAAGAGCCGCGAGCTCACGACGCAGGAATGGAAGTTCGTCCACGAGTTTGTGTCGGGGGACGGCCATGTGACGTTGCAGGAGGCCGTGGTTCGTGCAGGGTGGCCCGAGAAGAACGCCAAGCGTAGGGCTGAGGACCTGACCAACCCGGATGTCAACCCGCACATCGTCGCGGCCATCCAGAAGGTCCGGGCGGAGATGGCCGAGAAGTACGGCACGACCTACGAGCGGCACATGCGGGACCTTCAGGTCATCCGGGACCAAGCGCTGTCCGCGGGGGCCTACGGGGCCGCCGTACAGGCCGAGTATCGTCGAGGGCAGGCCCTTGGGACGATTTACATCGACCGCAAGGAGATTCGGCACGGCACGATTGACTCCATGAGTAAGGAGGAGGTCATGCGCAAGCTCGAGGAAATCAAGAAGCTCTACGGCAACGGCAGCCCCATCATCGATGTCACGCCGCAGCAGGTGGAGGAAAGCCTCGAGGAGCCGATCCAGTTGGAACCCCCCGAACCGGAGCCCTCCGAGGAGCCTGTGGATGCCGTCAAAGCCCGAAACAAGCCTGTACCAAAGGCTAAAGGAAAACCTCCCAAACTGCCTTATTACCCGGATTGAGTCGCGGGTAAATCTGGGCATCCCGGACTGCTTCATCGCGTTGAAGCAGACGGGGGAGTTTGTCCCGGTCGAGCTGAAGGTGGTGAAACGCGGGCGCAAGGTGGCTTTGTCGCCGCATCAGATTGCCTTTCACGCCCGGCACGCGGAGCTGGGGGTGCGGACGTTCATTCTGGTCCTGTACGTGCCTCCCGGTAAGGTGGCCTCGAGGGAGGGGCAGCTCTTGCTGTTTTCTGGAAAGCAAGTGTTCGAGCTCGCGAAGTCCGGCATCGATACGGACCCCGTTGTGGGCTATCACTACGGTGCGGTCCCGTGGAACATGCTGATGTACACCCTTGCGGAGGCGTGAGCCGTTGGTATAGATTCGCGGGGCTGGGATGTTCCAGCGTAGAAAGTTAGAAAGGAGACGACAATGGAAGAGCATACCTTGGGCCCTTGGAGCGTCGATGGATCGGCCACAACAGATTTTGATGTTGTGTGTGCCGATGGGCGCATCGCAATGGTTAACGGCGAAGACTGGAGTGCTGATATGGCAGAGGCAAATGCTTATTTGCTGGCGGCAGCTCCCGAGCTGCTGGGTGCCGTGCAGCTTGCCTTGCGCGCACTCAATGTCGCGCCCCGGTTTAAGGTTCCGGGTGCGGGGGATAGTTACGAGGTTTGCTCGGAGCTCGAGCGAGTGCTTCGCAAGGTTGAGGGAACCCTATGACACAGCACACGCCCGGCCCGTGGAGAGTGGGCAGCAATGGTGCGAGCGTTAAGGTTGTGGATACCGCCGACAAGGCCATCTGCATGTTGACCCCGCGCCGCGATATGTGGAACGGCGATCTAATCGCATCGGCGCCCGCATTACTTGCCGCAGCACAGGCCGCTCATGCGCTGCTTACCGACCCGGACGCGGACGAATTCGCCGCCAACCGTGTGGAGGCGCTGCTCGCTGGCGCGATTACTGCGGCATTGGGGGGAGCCTGAATGAAAAGAAAACCGTTCCCACCGGGGCCGTTAAAGCTACCGGACGAACCGCCACCAAAAAAGAACATTGTGCGTTTCGTACTTTTCATGCTTTGGCAATCGATACTGCACCGAAGGGGCCGCTAGGCCATAACACAAAGGAGAAAGAAGCCATGTCCATTAAGATTGTGAAAACCGGCTGGGCCACCATCACGGGCACCATGTGCGGCCTTTACGTTCCGCTCGAAGGCAGCACGCCAGAAGATGCCGAGCCGCTGCTTTTTGACACCCGGGAAGAGGCCGAGACCGAGCGTTTGCAATACATAGACGATTGCCTCGAGGCGTACTCGAGGAATGCGGCCGTCGCGCCCGAAGAGCTTCCCGAGTACATGGAGGGGCAGCGGGAGAGCTTGGAAAACGAGGAGCACGTGCTTTTTGTCGGAGTCGACACGGCCGGCGACGTGTTCGAACTAGATCATCAGACACTCGAGGTGCGGGGACGCATCCTGCGGCCAGACAGACAATAGGCGGGGGGACTTGCACGCGCTTTTTATTTCGTGAGAGTATTGCGACGTCGGGCCTATGTCGGGCCCGCACTAGAAAGGAGAAAGTCGCTATGGCTTATAAGAAATACGCCCGTGAGTGCGACAAGTGCGGCGCGGGGATGAATGAGGGGTATTACATCGAGTGCGGCGAGTACTACTGCTCCGAGGTCTGCCTGTATAAGGAAATCACGCCGAAGGAGTGGGAGGAGTTGTACGCCGACGGCGAGGGCGACAGTTACTGGACGACATGGTACGAAGACCCGGACGAGTACATGGTGGACGACGACGACCCGGCTCCGAACAAGGTTAGCGTCGAGTTGGCGGATGCTGTGGACTCAACGGGCAACGTCGACGAAAAGAAAGTCGCTAAGTTGTTGGCGGAGGAATTGCGCCGCAGGTGGTTCGTTGACCCCGACAAGTACGATTTCGTCAACTGGACCATCACTTGCGACGTGCAAATTAAAGAAGGGGACAAGGCATGAATGAGAGAAAACGAGTGGTCGTCACCATCCGGGAGGGCATCCCCGAAGTCATGGAAGCACCGGATGGGGTTGCTGTAGAAATCTGGGATTACGACACGTGGTGTTATCGGCAGGATGAACTGGAAGAAGACGACGACGGCGAGAAGTATTTTTTGAGGGGGGGTTGAGGGGGCCGGCCCGCTTGCGCTGGCTTTTTATTTCGTGAGAGTATCGCGACGTCGGGCCCATACCGGGCCCGCACTAGAAAGGAGAAAGGCGCCATGCTGAAGACCGTTCGCCAGTCTGCAAACCGAAAGACCGGCCCGATAGCTGTCACGTATCGGGCGGGCTCCGGGGATGTTTTCAATACTTGCCCGGCCACGTGCCCGCTCAACCCGCGGCCCGATAAAGGCGCTAGGGATCTGGATACGGAATATCTCGAAGCTGTTCGGCACGCGGTACCGCGAAACGGTACCGCGTGGACCTATTCGCATTTCCCGGCGGACCAGCTCCCGGTGCCAGCTCCCGGCGAGACCGTGATAAACCACAGCGCCGACACGCTCGAGGGCGCCATAGATGCCACGGCGAAAGGGCGCGCGGCCGTGCTTACGGTAGCGAAGGGCGCCACGTGGCCGGCCCGCGTCGGGGATGTCCGGCTCGTACGTTGCCCGGCCGAAGTGTCGGACCGTATCAACTGCGCCACATGCGGGAACGGCCGCCCGTTGTGCGCTCGAGGGGCGGACCGTCGGCTTGTCGTCGTATTCGAAGCACATGGCGCGCAAGCTGCACGCGTCGGGACCGACAAGGCCGGCGGATGCTACGGCGCCGGCGGCCCCGTGGCGCTGCAATGGAATCGGACCAGCTCGAGCGGGGCCCGGGATGACGTGGCCGCCCTCGAGCAATTCGCCCGGGAGCTCCCGCCGGGCTCATTCCTGCGGCACCACGTCGTCGGCGACCTCGGCCGCCCCGACTAGGGGCCCCTTGTTTACTTTTTATTTTTTCAGTTAGTATTCGGGCCGGGACAATTTCGTCCCGGCCAGAAAGTAAGAAAG